CTTTTTCTTCTTTTCTACGGCGTGTAAGACCTGGTAAAACTACCTTTTCACCTCTTACAGTACCTTTATTCCAGCGGTCAAACTGGGCCGCCACTTGATCCTTTGGCGCGCCGCTATTAAGTAACCTTAAAAGCGTGCTAGATTGAAATGCGCCAATACCTACGTTATACACGAAACTGGTTAAACTATCCAGCTGGTTTTGGTTAATAGGTACCTTAACCAGTGCTTTTATCTTTGGCACTATTGACTTTGTTTCCCTTCTTAACCACTCAATAGCCTTTTCCTGGGTAATACTATCACCTAGCCTTACTTTACGCTTTGCGTCGTAATTATAGGTAGATCCGTACCCTATTGTAGGTATTCCCACTGGATCTAAATAAGCGTTTAAATATTTGTTTATATCGTCGGCTTCAAACTTTTTGATCAGTTCCTCGGCCTTTGCTCCTATTGCCATTGTGCTGCTTAATAAGATTAACGCCACAACAGTAACCACCAATATTTTTTTGGTTTGGCTAGTCATTATGGACGGTTATTTAAATTAATGTCGCTGTCTTTTGCTGCAAATAAACCTAGGCCGCTTAAAATGGCTGTAATACCAGTTGGCACGTCGCCTTTTAATACTGTTGCAACCCCAGTTATTACGGCCCCTAGGCCAAATAAACTTGTTTTCCAGTTTTTAAACATATTGTTACATTTTAGTTACAAAATCAAGTTTTGTTTCAATGCGCGCCAGACGATCCAATATTTCAGTATTGGTATTATTGTGCCTGGATAAATCACGCTCAATTTTATCTAACCTATTTTTGGTTGTAAAATAGAAGCCACCGCCAGCGGCTACAAATAAACAAATACTAAATAACAGATCCGTCGCCATTTTCTTCTTTTAATATTTCACGCGCTATTGCATTGTAAGCGTCGGCCGCTGTCATTGCTGCCGTTAAATTTTCAAATAAACCGCTTTTGCTAGCCGCGTCTAAAATTTGTTTGATGATTGCAAGTGCTTGTTTGGTTTCCATTGGTTTTGTATTTTAAAGATTAATTAAGCTAGTGTAATATTTAATTGAGTAGCGGCCCACTGGTACGCTGCCAGGTTAATATCTGCGCTAGATCCCCAAACGTCATAGTCAGGCTCCCCCATTGTTAAATTACCGTCTGCTAGTTTAGAAGCGTCCGCGTCTAATAGCTGAAAGTAAAACGTCGCGCTGTTTAATAAATTGTCATTAATGATAATTAGGTTAAATAGGCTAGCTGTTTGTTGCTGACCGTTTACCCAAATTTGAATAGGTTGTATTTGTTTCATATTATTTTAAATTTATGCGTTTGCTATTGTTGTTACAGTTCCGCTTGATCCTCTATATTTTAATGCGCCAGCTTCTACATATAAAATTCCACCACCAGTTGGGTTACTACTTGGTGCAACTACTCTATTTGCTATAAAAATTATACCTTCACCGCCGCCCCTATCCATACCATTAAATCCAATATCTGCACAAGTTGTTTCATTTTGTATATAAATAGCATTATATCCATTACTTATATTTCTTATTGCTAAATCATTTAAAGCTGGACATACTATACCATAATCATTTGCACCACCAAAAGTATTATCAAAAGTTAAAAATGCACCCTGACCACCATTAATTGAAGCAGATAATAAAGCAGTTCCATTAACTTGTAACTTTTGCCCCGCGTCTGTTGTGGTACCAATTAAAAAATTTCCAGTATTACCTTTAATTGTTGCACGAATTGTTGCCGTTTGTGGTACTGAACTTATAGTTTGATTTTGTGCTCTAAATTCAATATCACCACTAAAAGCACTTTCAATTGCTAAATTGTTAGAACTATTATACATTCCATATATGTAATATGTATTTGTATACTGGTAAAAGTTTTCACCACTTGCAGACATTTGAAATCTGCTTCCTGTTTGATTTCCAAAATATTTTGTTCCGTCTTGTGCTATTGTTAATCTTTCAACTTGGCTACCCGTTGTATCTCTTGTTAAAAATTGTAAACTTGTTGCTTGTACATCACTACTAACTGCCAAAGCTCTTATAGTTGCAGTTCCGTTTCCTAATGAATTTAACCAGCCAATATCACCCCTAGATCCGCTTGTTACAGATACTTTTGCTTGAAAATATTGTACTGGTGAATTTGCTTTAATATCCAAAGTTCCAATAGGTGCAGTAGTATCACCAATTACAACTCCGCCAGTTCCACTTGCTAAAAATGTACTGCCGTTTACATTCATTGTATTATTTATGTTAACTCTATAAGTAGAAGTATCACTTGTCCCTACTCCTAAATTTCCAACTACATAAGCTGCGCCATTAACTTGTAACTTTTGGCCCGCGTCTGTTGTGGTACCAATTAAAAAATTTCTAGCTGCGCTTATTCTAGCCGCTTCCTGCACATTTGTAGTATCGTAAATACCAAATAAAATAGGGCTTGCGGTTGTGGATCCGTTAAAAATACACATATCACGATCCACACTACCCTGGATAAAATTGTTTACGGCTGTTGAAATACCTAAACCAATTCTTTTAGTCGGCCCACTTTCCGCGCTATCTATTCGTAAACTTGGCGCTGTTGCACCAACTATCTGGATCCCATTGTCGCCAGTTGTACTAGCCACAACTAATTTACCAGATCCAACAGTTGACGTGCCTATTAATACTTGGCCAGTCGTTTTTTTAACTGTTATTGGCTGAATTGCAGCAACAGCGTCATATATTCCAAAATCATTTGCACCAGCATTGTAAAAATTACCTATACGCCATAAAGCTGCACCGCTATTTTGAAAAGCTATTCTAGTATCATTTGTTGCAACAGTTTGATTAAGTTGCAAAATTGTACTTTGATCGTGATGAATATCAGCGGCCGTTCCTGGTACATTTGTATTTATACCAAAATGATTATTTACACTATCCCACCATAAATTGTTTTCCCCAGTTATAGCGTTTGTACCGCTAAAAAAAGCCACTTGGCTTGCTGCACCGCTACCAGTGTTATAAGTATTATTATCTAATGATCCGTCGCCTTTTAAAAATTGGCTTGAAGTTCCACTAGTAACAATAAATTTACTAGCTGTTAATGAATTATCGGTACCGTTATAAGTTAGTCCGGTATCACCAGTAATAGTACTGGCACCGTCCCAAAGTGCGATTTGGCCGCTTATTCCAGATCCAGTAATTGTACCAGTACCAGGGCCACCAATTAGATCCCAGCCAGTACCGTTATCGCGATAAAACGCAAATGTATTTGTAGATACAAAGATCCTACCAACAAAACCAGCTGCGGGCCTATTGGCGAAAACGTCCGCGTAAAACGCTGGCGTCTGTCTTTGGTTTAATATTGATAAATCTATCGCTGGCATTATTGTATGTAGTTTTTCTTAACAGTTACTAGGTTATTAAAACCCCCTGAATTTATAAAATTTGCAAAGAAACGGCGCGTTGTATATTCGCCAGCGTTTCCCTCTATTTGTAAACTTTGATTTTGTTGCAAAGTAACGTTTTCAATCTGTACGGCATTAGATCCGTAATTAATAAATAAAATACTATTACAGTCGCTTGTAACGTAACCGCTTACATCATACGTTGTAAAGTTAACGTCGTATTTTATAAGTTCTGCGCCTACTAGATAATTAGCCATTTTTTTTAATTAAAGGTGAAAAGAAAATTAAATTGTATAGGGTACGCCCATACGCTTAACTCCACTAACCTGGTTAACGTAATAATTTTGGTAAATGTTTTCGTTTTGTTGAGGTTGTGGGTTGCCTTCACCAAAATTTCTAATTTCATCAACTATTGTAACGCTTTCGGTTGTAATAGCTGGTGCAAGTTCTAATTGCACTGGTGCGCTTGTACCTGGTTGATCTGTAAACCCTGGTTGCTCAATTTTTAGTGCTTCTTTTTTTTTATACATAAAAAAGTACCAATAAGCTGCGCCCGCTGCAAGCAATAATATTAAGTTTTTATTTTTCATATTTCAAACATTGATTTTTCTTCGTCAGATAATAAGTCCGCTGGATCCGTAATAAATTCCCCTGGATCCAGTGGGCCAATTTCAATAGATCCCCTACGCTTTTTAGTAGCCGCATAAACAATTACGCCACCTAATAAAAGTAATATTAATAAACTGCCCTTATCTTTCATTTTAATAGTTTTTTAAACCGTTAACGTATTTTATTAACTGGTTTACTTGCTCCGCACTAAACCGATCCGCGGGCCAACTTAAAGCCCCGCCACCCTGTAACCAGCTTAACAAATCTTTGCCTTTTGCCTGGTTAAATTTGTCGCTTAAATAACTTACCTGGCTTTTTGTTTTAAGCTGCTTAAATACGCCTAAAACAGCGTCAAAATCGTCGCTAAAATAGCCTGGCGCGTTCCAGATCGTTTCAATATATTTATTGACGTTGGCGTTTGTTAAAATAGTCGCGCCACCTTTACGCCAATAGTTAGGGTTCCAGGGACTACCTGGATTGCTTGTCTGCTTCTCAATTTCAATTTCTTCATCACTTTTTTGCAGACCTACACTTTCTAATAACGGCTTGATCACTTTGGTATATCCAAAGTAAATAACTACCAGTCCAATTATTAATTGGCTATTATCTTTTAAAAAATTACTTCTAGCCATTATAACATAAATAACAATGAAGAAAGTTTACTGCTAGACATTTCATTTAATTTTCTCAAATGTTCTATTGTAACGCCTTTACTCATTAATGATCTTAAAATTTCTACTGCTTCTGCTTCATCACCGATCCCAGCTATTGCCGTTGGGGTACCGCCTTTTGTAATTAGCCCAGACATTAAAGACATTACGCCAGCTATCAATGCTTCTTGAACTTGCGGACTGCTCAACATTTGATCTATTGGGCTTTTTGGTGCTTCTTCTTCTTCTTCTTCTAGTTCGTCCATTGCTTCAATAGCTGCTATTCTGCTTTGCAACATTTGGTTTTGTTCAACTAGCTTTTCTAGTAACATTTCTGTCCTAGGGCTACCTATACCCGCCATTGATTGCATTGGCATAAGTTGCTGAGGCCTATTTAGCTGAAAAGAAATACTGGTAAGGACTGGGCTATTTTCTTTTTTAGAACGGCCCCGACCAGTACTTCCCTCGCTAATAACTTGTATTAAATACGGGTTGTAATTTTCTATATTATTGCGCAGCTGTGTTAAGGCGTTAACAAGTTCCTGGCGTCCTATTTCTTTTTCGCCAGTATAATTATACCTCAAATATTGTGGCGTCGGATTGACGCCAGCAAATATTTTATATTCGCTTCCTTCTGCTGCGTCGTAAAAGTTTACGACCTCATCAATGGTAAATATTTCGGGCCTAAAAGCTGCCATAACATAAAAATTTTACAAGTAGTAATAAACGCCAAAACTATACGCTACGTTAGTAGTGCCTAGTGCTGTTGGCAAAGATACAAATGATTTTGTCCAGCTAATATCAATATCGTTCATACTAGGTAGATCATATACAAAAGGTGTAGCGCTGTCGCTAATATTTTGTAATGCAACCAGTGGTATATTGTAAATTAACTGTAAATCACCCTGGTATAAAGTTAGGCTTGACTTTTTCAAATCAGCTAGCGCAACTGGTGTAGATCCAGTTAGCGGCGTTGCTGTAATTGATCCAGCGGCGTAAACTTGTATAGCCTCAATCTTTGCGTTTCTTAATTGTGGTAAGTCAGGAAAATAAAAGCGCGTAAGGGTTGATCCATTAGGCACTGGAATTTCGACTGCTTCAAAACGTTTGATACGCATATCTTATAGTTAAATAATTAAAAAAATTGACGGTAATATCCGACCGTCGGCGGCGGCGATTAAGGCCCGCCAGGCGCATAAGGTTAATACTATTTAACAGTAGTAACGTTTTGGCAAAGGATACC